GGTAATTACACAGAAGATGATATTAAAGTGATACAAGGGATAGCCGAAGATACAGCTTTTGCTGTAGTTGATTTCAATGGGGACTTGATTCAACTATTTGGTTCGAATCCATCAGGTAATCCGTTAACAGTTATATTAAATAGTATTGTTAATTCATTGAGAATGAGATATAATTACTATTTACAGAATCCAGATGGTGAAGTATTATCTTTTGGAGATAAAGTTGCTTTAATGACATATGGTGACGATAATATTATGTCAGTACACAAAGAGTGCAATTGGTTCAACCATACGTCTATTGCTAAAACATTTGCAGATATAGGTATCGTATATACTATGGCAGATAAAGAAGCAGAGAGTGTACCTTTCATACATATTGACGATGCGTCATTTTTAAAGCGCACGTGGCGATATGATGAAGATATGAAATGTAAGTTAGGTCCTTTAGATCATGATTCTATAGAGAAAATGTTGATGGTTTGGGTTAAATCCAAATCGGTGACTGAAGAATATCAAGGTGTGTCAGTAATATGTACTGCCTTACAAGAATATTTTTTCTATGGTAAACAAGTTTTTGAGGAAAAAAGACCTATGTTATTAGGTTTGATTAAAAAACTTGGGTGGGAAGATTATGTTAACCATGATACTTTCCCCACGTATGATGATCTAGTAATGCGTTATATGAAAAGTTCAAGTAAATGTTTTTCTTATGAAGAATGTTTCGCTCCCCAAAGTGGATTGTGTTTATTTAATGAGGTGCCAGAGTATGAAAATATTATGTCAGTGGTTAAAAAACACAATAACGGTACACCGCCGGGGGATCCATTCTTGAATGTACGTATTATATGGATAATGTTATGTTGGTTTACCTTATTTTTGAGATTGATTTACCTTGTCCTTTCGCGAGGCATAGTAATAACTATTGATCTTATGAGATCAAGATATATAGGTAACAAACTATTAGAAGCGACAAAGGAAGTGATCCTACTAGTTATGCTAGTCCTTTGTTTCAATTTTATTGAAAAATGGATCTATTTGATTGTACTAATGTACACGGTCTTACAGACAAAGA